TCAAGGAGTGCTTTTCTGAGAAGAGTGATCAGAAGTTTTGCCGTGAGACCTGTTTTTTTCCCATTCTGACCTTAACCCATCAATATGCTCAAACAGATCGGCCTTGATGTCTGCCCACATGGGATCAAGAATGAAATCTATCCCCTCTCTTCTGGCCAGTTTGGCAGCAGGCACGAAGTCGCTGTCACCAGCAATCAATATGATTTGATCCACTTGTTTCTTATAAGCGAGAGAGGAGATGTCTAAACCGATCTTCATGTCGACACCTTTTTGCTGAACGGTGATGTTGAAGTCCTGATCAGACAAGTCAGACAAAACCTTTTTGCCGTCGCATAGAGCTCTAAGAGCTGAGGGTGTAATCATGTATGTGGCAAATTCTTCCGACAGGACGCCCATGCGCAAAGCGACTTTTCGCTGGTGCTTAAGTTGCTCAAAGAACGCCAGCGTCCATTTGTGAACTTCCGAGTGGCGCAAATCAATCCCTTTCTTAAGAAAAGGGTGATAAACTGTTTTATCTATTGGCGGGCAATCATAATAAAAAATTCGATATAAGCAGCGTTCAGGATCATATTTTTTCTCATGCTTCAGGTGGTCGAAACAATAAGCGCAGAGCTCTTTGGCACGATCTTCAGGATCTTTCTTACCCCATAGAAAAGCGGCACGCCTGCGATAAAAGCCACCATCCACCAAAATTGCAGTTTTCTTCATCGGTTATCCCTCGCATAAAAATAGGGCGCTAGGTATCGGCACATCCCTTATCTTGGGAAGCCTAGCACCTAGCACCTGTTAATCAAGTCGCCCTCCCATCTGGAGGTATCTTTAGTTTAGCAATAAGTTGGTGCGATTTCAACCACCATATATAGTGTCAAAAAGAAACCATATTACACAAGCTAAGAGAATTACCGGGGTTGTTCCGAACAATGATTTCACTTTAACGATCAGCTTTGACAACGGTGAGAAGCGGCTTTACGATATGCGCCCATTCCTCAAAAAGGGCACAGTATTTGAGCCGTTTATGAAACCGGAAAACTTCCGTCGGGTTTATGTGGATGATACCCATTGCATAGCGTGGGACATTGATCCGAGCATTGACAGCGCCAAGGTATGGAACAACAAAGTTGATCTCTGTCCGGATGGATGCTATATCGACAGCATTCCGGTAGGGGGTGTGTCCGATGTCTGAGAACTGTGCGAATATCATTGATCTGTTGATTGAACAGCGGCATAATCAGGGCATGACGCAAAAGGAATTAGCGCAAGCCGCTTGCCTTACGCAGTCGGTTATTGCCCGTCTGGAAAGCAAGAAAGCCATTTCACAGTTAGGCACGTTATTAAAAGTGGCGTCTGCGCTGGGTTGTAATGTTGCCATTGTTCCCGCTGAGTTCAGCGGAAAATAAGTAAGCCGCAATTACCATACTTAACGAGGGGGTGCCCTATAAAAGGGGTGCTCTTTTTTTTATGCTTTCTTTTATGGAGGAGAGACATGCTGACGCAGAAGCAGGAAAAATTCGTGCAGGGACTTATCGCGGGGAAGAGCCAGCGCGAGGCCTACAAGGCCGCGTATGACTGCAAGCGCATGAAAGACAACTCCATTGACAACACCGCCTGCAAGCTGCTCAAAAAGCCAAAGATAGCCCAAAGATATGAGGAATTGCGGCACGCGGCGGAGGATAAAGCGGGGGATGATGCCGTCAGTATGAGGGCAAAGCTCATCGAGCACTGGAAAAACGTCCTGCGCACCGATATCGCGAATTTTTACACCATCAAAAACGTAAGTGCCGAGGGGATCACCGTGACGCTGGCCTCGCTGAAAGACCTGTCGAAGATGGACACATCCTGCATACAGGAGCTTTCTTTCGATGGGAAAGGCGGGGTAAAGATTAAGTGCTATTCAAAAGACGTTGCCGCACAGGCTCTTGAAAGGCTGTATGGGATCACCGCAGAGGAAAAGGAGGCGAAAGCGATCGAGGTCGTGCTCCCGGAGGAGCTGGAGGGCATGGACGGATGATCACTCTTACAATAGGAAGACCAAGCGAAAAGCAGAGGATTTTTTTGCAGGACACGCACAAGCATGTGGGCTACGGCGGCGCTCGCGGGGGCGGAAAGAGCTGGGCCATCCGTACAAAAGCTAAGCTGCTGGGCCTCAAGCATCCGGGGGTAAAGATGCTGATCGTGCGCCGGACATACCCGGAGCTGCAAAAAAACCACATCGACCAGCTCAAGGCGGAGCTCGTACCGGATGTGGCGCGCTATAACGGCTCGGAAAAGCGCATGACCTTTAAAACGGGCGCGATCATCGACTTTATGTACTGCAAAAACGACGATGATCTTGGACGGCTGCAGGGCGCGGAGTATGACGTGATCTTCATTGACGAGGCGACGCAGCTCACCGAGTACCAGCTAAAGGCCATAGAGGCCTGCTGTCGCGGCGTCAACGACTTTCCACACCGGGTGTACTACACCTGCAATCCCGGCGGACAGGGGCACGGCTATATCAAAAGGATATTTATCGACCGACGCTTTGAGGACGGCGAGAAACCGGAGGATTACAGCTTTACACAGGCGCTTGTGCAGGATAACGCGGCGCTCATGGAGGCAGACCCGGACTACGTGCGCCGCCTTGAAGCCCTGCCGCCAAAGCTCCGTAAAGCGTGGCTTGATGGCATGTGGGATATCTTCGAGGGGCAGTTTTTCGAGGAGTTTCGTGACGATCCTTCGCATTATCTCGACCGCGAGTGGACGCACGTGATCGAGCCGTTCGATATCCCGCCCGGGTGGAGGATATACCGAAGCTACGATTTCGGCTATGCGAAGCCTTTTTCCTGCGGCTGGTGGGCTGTGGACTACGATGGCAGGCTGTACCGCATCTTGGAGCTGTACGGCTGCACGGGCGAGCCAAATGTCGGCGTTAAGTGGACGGCGCAGGAGCAGTTTAAGCGCATCCACGAGATCGAGGCGCAGCATCCGTATCTGAAAGGCAAGCACATCCTAGGGGTAGCCGACCCGGCCATCTGGAACGCCGAGAGCGGGGAGAGCATCGCGGATATCGCGGCAAAGAACCACGTCTTCTTTGAAAAGGGCGACAACGCCCGTATCACGGGATGGATGCAGGTGCACTATCGCCTGCAGTTTGACGATCAGGGGATCCCTATGCTGTATGCCTTTAACACCTGCAAGGCTTTTATACGCACGATGCCGCTGATGATGTACGACGAGCACAAGGTCGAAGACCTCGATACCGACTTGGAGGATCATTGCCCGGATGAGGTCAGATATATGTGCATGGCAAGGCCGATCAAGCCGACGATCGTAAAGGAAAGGCCGATCATCGGGGACGACCCGCTGAATCAGCGGATTCCGAAGCGGAAAAGCATTTACATTTCACACGGATAAGGAGGAGAGATGAGCGAGGACGAAAAGAAGATGCCGATCGGGGTCGAGCAGCTGCGCAAGGCCCGCGAGATACTGCGGAGATACCAGGCAGGAAAGAAAAATTTAGAGGCGAAAATCATCAAAAATGAAAAATGGTGGAAGCTCCGACACTGGGAAGAGATGGTCACGGAGGAGACGAAAGACGAGCCGAAGCCGGCCAGCGCATGGCTCTTTAACGTCATTATCTCAAAGCACGCGGACTACATGGACAGCTTCCCGGAATCGGCGATCCTGCCGCGCGAGGCGGGAGACGTCGAGGAGGCGAAGCGCTTGTCTTCGATCATTCCTGTGGTGATGGACCAGAACGACTATCGCGATGTCTACTCGGATGTCGTGTGGTACAAGCTGAAACAGGGGACGGGCGTATATGGCGTTTTCTGGGATCCCTCGAAGCTTGGCGGCCTTGGAGATATCACGATCAAGGACTATGATCTTCTGAACCTCTTTTGGGAGCCGGGAGTGAAAGATATCCAGAAGAGCCGGAACTTCTTTTCCGTGGAGCTTGTAGACAACAGCTTGATCGAGCAGCAGTACCCGCAGGCGGTCGGGCATCTCGGGAGCGGTGCCGATGCGACAGTCAAAAAATACCAGTACGACGACGCGGTAGACACGAGCGATAAGTCTGCGGTGATTGATTGGTACTATCACAAGACGGTCGGCGGGAAGCGCACGCTTCAATACGTGAAGTTTGTCGGTGACGTCGTGCTTTACGCCACGGAAAACGACATTCAGCGCCCTACGGAGCCACAGGAGCAGACGGTGATGGGGGAGGATGGCGTACCACAGTCTGTCGTGGTGGAGGCCCCGACGGGAGAGAGCATGGCAGAGCGCGGGCTCTACGACCATGGGATGTACCCCTTTGTTTTCGATCCTCTTTTCCCGGAGGCGGGCATGCCCATAGGCTTCGGATTCGTGGATGTCTGCAAAAATCCGCAGGCCTCCATTGATATCTTTAATAACGCCTTTGAAAAAAACATCCAGTTTGTGGCGGCCCCGCGCTGGATGGTGCGCAACGAGGGCGGGATCAACGAGGAAGAGTTTGCAAATCCCCATAATCTCATCGTCCATACGGACGGCAATCTCGGGCAGGATTCCTATGCGCCGATCAATCCGCCGACCTTTGTGAACTCCAACTATATCGCGATTGTGCAGGACAAGATCAACGAGATGAAAGAGACGGCCGGGAACCGCGACGCCAATAACGGCGGAACGCAGTCCGGGGTTACGGCGGCCTCTGCCATCGCGGCGATGCAGGAGAGTGCCGGGAAGACATCGAGAGATCAGATTTCCGGCTCGTACGGAGCGCATAAAAAGGTCGTCAATCTCGTGATCGAGCTGATCCGGCAGTTTTACACCATGCCGCGGCAGTTCCGCATCACCGGTGAGGACGGACGCGACGAGTATGTCACATATGACAACGCCGACATACAGCCGCAGCACTTAGGGGAGGACTTCGGAGAAGACCTCGGGTATCGGCTGCCGGTCTTCGATATTAAGGTGGAGGCGGAAAAGAGCTCGTCTTACAGCCGCCTGTCTCAGAACGAAATGGCCTTGCAGTTCTACAACAGCGGATTTTTCAACCCGCAGATGGCAGATCAGGCCGTCGCCTGTATTGAAATGATGGAGTTTCAGGGCAAGTCGCAGGTGCTCGACAAGATCAAGGCGAACGGGGGCATGTATCAGCAGATGCTCATGCTTCAGCAGCAGATGCTCCAGCAGGCGGAGATCATCGATTCTCTGACCGGAGGGCAGACGGCTATGGCTGACCAGATGGCGGCACAGATCAACGGCAATCTGGACGTGCAGGGGCCCAGAGGGAGCGCGAAGCTGCCCGCCGGGAGCCGGGAGAACGCCGTGGTCGAGAATGCCCGCGAGAGGGCCGCGGAGGCATCGAAGCCGAGATGATACGGATTGTGTGTACGAGATCGGAAGACAGCTACAACCTCAGCGTCAAGGGGCATGCAGGGTATGCCGCGCTGGGGAGTGACATTGTATGCGCGGCAGTATCTATGCTCGTCTATACCCTCATTGAGCGCACGGAAGAGCTTACAAAAGACGTGCAGCTCTCCATTGATAAGGGCGACGTTTCGATCATGGCAGCGGGGGACGGTGTGTCCCTTGCATTTGACACGATTCTCTCGGGGTTTCGGCTTCTTGCCGGGCAGTACCCGGAGCATATCAGCCTCCGGGAGGGGTGACCTTTTTTCTCTCTTTCGGATGTGCCATGATCGGGATATCAAGGGTCGCGACCTACCGCAGAAAAGGAGGCAACATGCCGGAAAACAAGTTTTTTTCTCTTCAGCTCTTTGGAGACGAGGAGGGAGCATCGGTCGTATCTGGTGACGCCGACACCACAGCAGGAAATGCAGGCTCCGAGGGAGTAGCTACCGGAGGAGAGGCAGAGCAGCCCGCAACTGCACCCGCCGATCAGGGCGGTGAGGATTCTTTTGAATCTCTGATCAAGGGGAAGTACAAAAAGGAGTATGGCGAAGCTGTAAAGGCCGCTGTCAGCAAGCGCATGCGCAATCAGCATAACTTGCAGCAGCAGATCAACAGCATCGACCCGATCGTGCGCGCCGTGGCGCAGCGCTACGGGATCGCGCCTAATCCGGACGGCAGCATCCCGATTGATGCGCTGAATGCCGCGATCCAGAACGACAACTCTGCTTTTGAAAAAGAAGCCTTTGACCGCGGGATATCCGTAGAAGAGGTGAAGCGAATCCATGCCGTGGAATCGGAAAACGCCAGATACCGCAGCATGATGCAGGAGGCAGAGCGGGAATCGAAGTGGAATGATTTGACGCAGCAGGCGGAGCGCTTAAAGGCTGATCTCTACCCCGATCTTGATCTTTCGGTTGAGATGGACAACCCCCAGTTTGTGGACATGGTAAGGACGTTCCAGAACTCGGGCTTCAAGGATGCCGTCAAGATCGCCTATGAGGCCGTGCACCGTGACGAGATCATGAGCGGCATGATGGAGTACGCGATCAAGCGTACCAAGGAAGAGACCAGCAGGGCGATTCAGTCCGGCAAGGCCCGTCCGGTCGAAAATGGCGTATCTGGACAGAGCGCTGTCTCCGTCGGCGGGATAGACCCCTCCAAGCTTACCCCGGCACAGATTAAGGACTATATCAGTCGAGCCGAGCGCGGTGAGAGCATCACGCTCGAGTGAAAAATGTGAGGGAAACGAAATGAAGTTTAGACATCTTATAAATTTGCAGCTCTTTGCGGATGAGAATAACCCGACGCTGAACACGCAGACCACGGCGCTGTCCGGTCTCGGGAACGACCTTTCGCCCACCATGAAGACGTTCTATGAGAAGAACCTGCTCGAGAACGCGCGGAACGAACATTACTTTGCACAGTTCGGGCAGAAAGTCCCGCTGCCGAAGAACAGCGGGCACAAGGTCGAATGGAGAAAGTTTGACACGTTCAAAAAGGCGCTCACTCCGCTGACGGAGGGCGTAACGCCCGAGGGCAACAAGGTCAACATGACCAAGATTGAGTGCGCTCTCAGCCAGTACGGCGATTATACGACCGTCTCCGATCTTCTTGAGCTTCGCGCGATTGATCCGATCATCGGAAAGGTCACGGAGGAGCACGGCGCGCAGGCGGGTGACACCATCGACACGGTGATCCGGAACGTCGTTGTTGCCGGGACAAATGTCTTTTATGCGCCAAGCATTGCCGCCGGCGGCGCGGAGACGCCGGTCACGATCCGGAACGACGTCACGAACCTTTGTAAGATCACACCGAAGCTGATCGACCAGATTTTCACGTTCCTCAAGAAGATGAAAGCGCCGACGATCGACGGAAAGTATGTGGCAATCATCCATCCCTCTGTCGCCTATGATCTTCGGGAATCCGACGGCTGGATGGAAGTGCACAAGTACGCACAGCCGGAGCAGATTTTCAACGGCGAGATCGGCATGCTGCACAACGTGCGTTTCATTGAAAACACGGAGACCAAAATCTGGACGAACAGCCACGGCGCGGTTTACGCAACGATGTTCTTTGGTAAGAACGCCTATGGCATCGTCGAGCCGTCTGCGGAGACGATGGAGGTAATCGTGAAGCCGCGCGGTTCTGCGGGTACGAGCGATCCGCTCAATCAGCGCAGCACCATCGGCTGGAAAGCGACCACGGCGGCAAAGATTCTGTACGAGGAGAGGATGGTTCGACTGGAATCCGGCTCTTTCTTCTCGGACGTTGACAAGGCGAATTAAGGAGGTGTAAGCATGGCACGCAGTAAGACAGAAGCTCCGGCCCCGGAGATGCAGACCGAGGAGATGCCGGCCGAGGAGACGAAAGCCAAAAAGACGGTGACGGTTCGACTGCCGAAAGCGATTGACGGAGAATCCAAGTATCAATTCGTCGCGATCAATGGGCGCACGTACCAGATCGAGAAGAACAAGAACGTGGAAGTTCCGCCGGAGGTCGCGGAGGTGCTCCGCAATTCTCTTGAAGCACAGGAGGAGGCGGACGAGTTCAACGAGGCCAATGCGGCAAATGATTGATCGACTGAGGGGAGGGGCACAGCTCCTCCCCTTTTTAGGCAGGTGAGATTATGACGGTAGGAACAATCATCAACGAGTACAACGAAAATACGCATAATCAGATCGACGACAAGCGAAAAATCCGATGGCTGAAACGTCTGGAAACCATGATTATCCGCGAAGTCGTCATGACGCATAAGCTGCCCGAGAGAGGATGGCATCTTGAGGGCGAGACACTTTTCATGCGTGGTAATCTGGCCGATCTATCGGATTTTACGGTCGATACGGAGCTGATCGTTCCGGAGCCGTATGCGGATGTCTATCTGTACTGGCTGGATCAGAAGATTGCATATGCCAATCACGAGACGATTAAGTACAACGCCGCGTCGAGTGCGTTCAATAATGCGTATATCACCTATCAGCAGTGGTATAACCGCACGCACGATCCGCTGCCGAGGAAATCCCATTTATTCCATCATGAGGTGCTCTGATGTTTCTTCCGGAGATTGACAATGATAATAACAGTCGCTCGATGATCAGTACATGGCGGGGATATAACCACAACTACCGGATTGGGGACGGAGAATTTTATGACGTCCTTAACCTCTCGAGTGACCACTACCCGCTTCTTTCTCCCCGTAAAAAGCGAGTGAAGCTGATCGAGGACAAAAATATCCGCGGGGCGATGCTCTCTGACAATACCCTTTGCTATCTGGCGGGGGATATCCTGCACTATGGCAGCAAGACGTTTGACTTTGCCGGTATGATTCCGGAAAGCACGTCGGAGCAGCAGATCGTTCGCTTTGGCGCGTATGCCCTGATTTTCCCTCTGGGGTTGTATGCGAACCTCATCACCGGTGCGGAGCACGGGCGGATTGGCTCGAGTTACACGGCGGGGACAGGCGTGACGATCACTTACACAATGTGCGATTCCACAGGGGATGCGCTGCACAATGTGACCGCGGGGGCCGAAGCGCCGGAGAGCCCATCCGACGGGGATTACTGGCTCGATACCAAGGCGGGAGAAGAGGGCCTTAATATCTGGGATAAATCTCAGAGTATGTGGAAACCGGTGGCGACTACGTACATTAAGATCAGCATTCCGGGCTCCGGTCTTGATAAGCTGTTCTCCGTGGACGATACCGTGACGATGAACTCCGCATTGACGGATATCAATAATGGTTCTGTCATACAGGCTATCGGGACGGACTACATTGTAGTGATTGGTCTCATTGCCTCGGGCGTGACATACAGCGAGACGACAGACAGCGCGTGGACGTTCCACATGGAGAGAAAGGTCCCGAAGCTGGACTATGTCTGCGTGGATGATAACCGGGTATGGGGATGCCATTACGGAGCTGCTGCAGACGGTGAGATGGTCAATGAAATCTATGCCTCCAAACTGGGAGATTTCCGCAACTGGTACTCCTATTCCGGGATCGCTACGGATTCGTATGCGCTGTCCGTCGGGGTTGGCGGTGAGTGGACAGGGTGCATTTCGTACAGGGGATATCCCACGTTCTTCAAGGAAGACGCCATTTTCCGTATTTTCGGCTCTGTGCCGGCGGAGTATCAGCTATCTGTCAGCACGTGCCGCGGGGTGCAGAAAGGCTCTTACCGGTCGCTGGCGGTTGTCTCGGAGTATCTGATCTATAAGAGTGCCTCGGATGTGGTCGTATACGACGGCTCGTCTCCGGTGTCGATCTCCGCGCCGCTCGGTCGGGAGCAGGTGTTCTATGACGCGGTGGGCGGGGGGTGCCTTGGGAAGTATCACGTCGCTATGCAGACGGCCAAGGGAGAACGTTACTACTTCGTATACGACATGCAGAATCATCTCTGGGAGAGGGAGGACGCGCTGGGGCTGCGGTGGTTCACGGCCAGCGAGAACGGACAGATTTACGCACTCACAGAGACAGCAGTGTACGGGATCGGCGCGAATGACAATGCGCTGTTTGCGCACCCGCTTGTCTCTGAGGAGACGGTCGAGTGGGTGGCGGAAACCGGAGATATCGGGCTGGATGCGCCGGAATACCAGTGGCTTAACAGCCTTACGCTGCGGGTCTATATCGCGCCGAAAAGTGAGGTGCAGGTATGGGTGTCCTATGACGATAACCCGTTTGAGGAACTGATTACTCTGCGCGGAATCGGTACGGTAGCGACGCATACCATTCCGGCAGGGTCGCCCCGGCACGACCATTTTCGGATTCGATTTGCGGGGCATGGCGATATGAGGCTGTATACACTGTCCATGACAATCCATGGAGAAAGCGAGGAAAACGGTGAATATCATTTTTGAGAAACCGATCTTGAATAAGCCGACGCCGGAGCAGAATATCGCGCTTCTTGACACGTGGGCGGCGGAAACGACCGACAAACTTAACTATGTTCTGCACATGCTTAAAGCGGAGGAGAAAAACAGTGATAACAAAGATCATCAGTGAGGTTGTTCGCGATGGAGTCCGATATGCCTTTAAGGACCGGAAAGCGCACGAGCTGATTCAGAATCATGCCGATGAGATTGCGGCGACGAAGAAGCAGACAGAGGATGAGATTGCCCGGGCGAAAAAAGAGGAGCGGGAGCTGTATTTGCAGGCAAACGCGCACGGCTATCGTCTGGATAGCGTGGAGCATCTTTTGCAGGAGCAGATCGAAACCGGAGTTGCGGCGGAGTACATCAGGAAGATCGAGCAGGAACAGCTGCGTGCGAAAACGGCGGAGCGCGCCAATGCAGACGATATATCTGCGCTGCGGGTGCAGCACACGGCAGACGTGGAATCGCTGGGTGGCACGCTGGATATGCACACGACGGCAATCGCGGACAATACGCTGCTGATTGCCGCGAATAAGGATTCCATCGCAACGAACGCATCCGATATTTCCGGACTGAAAACGGCTGTCGAAACGCTGAACGGCTCTGGCACAGGCTCCGTCAGCAAGACGGTGCATGACAGCATTGCGGCCGTCGTGGCGGATGCTCCGGAGAACCTTGACACGCTGAGAGAAATTTCTGACTGGATCAGCGGACATGAGGAGAGCGCCTCGGCAATGAACTCGGCGATCCATAGGAACACGGATGCCATTGCGGCAGAGGTGTCCCGCGCACAGGCGGCCGAGGCTTCCGCAATGGAGGCAGTCACGGCAGAAACGAGCCGCGCGCAGGCGGCAGAAGCGGAGAACCATGCGAAGATCAATGCAGAGGTGGTCCGTGCACAGGCAGCGGAGCCTCCGTTCCGCTTTGGCGTAGATTCGGAGGGGAACTACGGCTACATAAAGGCAGGTGCGGATGCAGTAACCCCTTTTAAAGGACAAGCGGACATTGACGCGGCGTATCAGGCCGGCAGAGACGCAGTAGGGACATCGGTCGTCTTAAAAGCAATGGGGACATATTCAAACAATTCCGGCCATGATGAGACGGTCTTTGTTGCCGTGGGAGGTTACAATGGATATAGTAATGGCAGTGGTTATATTGGGATTTCTACTACTGGTACAGTTATAGATCAATCAAGTTTCATGGGGAGTGGTGGATGGTCATATAATCAGGATGCTGATTCTTATGCATTTGTGCAGACAGAGGGAGGATTCCTCTCAAAACTTATCAAATTGCAGGATGGTCAGCAGGTTACGGTAACGCGAAATGGATGGGGAGGCGGTGCAGTGTTTGCCGCAAAAGTATCATATGATTAACACGAAAGAAAAGATCGACGGACTCACTGGTGGGCGTTTTTTTGCAATTCTCGTTATTGTCATAAGTCACTTTAACTTTTTCAGTGGGATTCGCGGCGGTGAAATCTATACGCAGTATCTTAACAATGCGGTGCCGGGAGTGGATTATTTCTTTATTCTCTCCGGCTTCGGGATGATGCGGAGCTATCTGCGGGACGGGAGACGCGTGGAAGCAGCGCGCGGAATCAAGGGCGGTTTGCGCTATGCAGCCGCGCATGTGCGAAAAATTTATCCGCTGTATCTTGTGACAATGCTGTTGTGCATCCCCGCCGCTTTTCGGGATTTATATTTTGAGCATGGCGAAACGCTTGCCGGCTCGGCGCTTCATATGCTGCTATGGGCAGTCAGTGCGGTGCCGATGCTGCAGTCCGCGACGGCTGTGTCTGAATTTTCTACTTCCTTTAATTCCGTTGCGTGGTTTCTTTCATCTCTGTTCGTCATTTATATGTTCAGCCCGTTTCTGCTTCGCCTCTTGAAAAGAATGCTTTCGACGAAAAGAAGAATCATGGCGGCGCTGTTTGTTCTGCCTGTTGCGGCATCCGGCGCCGGATGGCTCTTTCATCAGATTGAGATGCGGACATTTTTTGATAAACTCAGTTATGCTTCTCCGTATTGGCGGGTTTTCTACGTTGTTTTCGGTATGGTGCTCGCGCTGCTGGCTGCGGAGGACAGAGGCTTTCGCATGGGGGCTGTGGCAGGGAATGCAGCCGCCGTGCTCTCGGTCGTATGGTTTCTTATGAGAAACCGGGTCTATACGATTCTGTACAGCCGAACGTATATCATTGATCTGCTGCTCGGAGGCTTGCTGTTCTGCGGAATTGCAGCAGGAGCCGGTGTGCTGCGGCTTTTTCAGAGGAAAAGCATTGTTCGGCTCGGGGAGCTGTCCATGTATGTATTTCTGATCCATTATCCGCTTGTTCTGTATCTGACGTGGTATCGGAGAATTACGGGACTTTACGAGGCACTGTTTGCGGCCGCATTGATTCTCGGCGTTACGTATGCGGTATCGTATGGACTGTGGAAAGTGCAGAGATGAAAGCCTGTCTTTTTGAGAAATGAAACGAAAAGGAGGAGCCGAAGCTCCTCCTATAATTCATAATGCGGCATCGCTTCGGCGGTGCTTTTTTCATGCCCTCGGGGGTGCCCTATGTTTTCGTCTTTTCATTTCATACGATTTAGAGGACGTAAATTCTGCAAAAAGGGGGCAGCTATGGCTTCTACGAAATCCAATTCTACGACAAAGCAAAAATCTCAGACAGAAAGCAGCATGAACTCTGCGACCGTATCGCAGCAGACCGGCGGCGGTCATTCGATTATGAATACCGCGTCGGAGTACGGCAGCACGACGAATACGCACTCGGAAACCACAGGCGGGTCGCAGTCGAATACGTTCGGTAAATCGTGGCTTTCCGGGCAGGTGGACGAGAATACGGCGGCACAGCGGACGGAGGCCCTGCAGAACTACCAGACAAGCGGTCAGGTGCAGCAGACGTACCAGCGCCTGCAGGACACGCTGAATAATCGCCCGACGTTTAACAGCCAGTACAAGCAGCGGCTCGATGATATGTATGACAAGATCATGGGCGCGGAGAAGTTCTCCTATAACTTCAATAAAGACGCCATGTACAGGCTCCTTAAAGACGAGTATGGCCGGAACGGGAAGACCGCGATGCAGAACACCATCGGGCAGTCCGCCGCGCTTACGGGGGGCTATGCCAATTCGTGGGCGCAGACGGCCGGCCAGCAGCAGTATCAGCAGTATTTGCAGAATCTTGCGTCGCAGATTCCCGCGCTCCGGCAGCAGGCGTACGAGGAGTACCGGCAGGAACAGCAGGATTTGAAAGACAAATATAACCTCACAAATTCGGCGTACCAGAACGAGTACGGCGAATACCGCGACCGCGTGGGCGACTGGCAGAGCGACCGCGGATTCCTGCAGAACCAGTACATGGATGAAAGAAACTTTGATTACAACAAGTATTCGGACAACCGCAATTTCTGGAACGATGAATACTGGAAAGAACGCTCCGCGGAGACGTCTAATGCTTCGGAAACCAATGAAAGGAACTGGAGCACGACGAACAGTGTGTCGAACACGCGGGGCTGGGAGAGAAGCCAGTCGGAAACGAACAGCAGCAATTGGAGCAACAGCCAGTCCAACACGCTGCAGAACAGCCTTTCGCGCACGCAGGCGGAATCCAATACGACGTCCAATAGTTGGTCGAGCGGAAGCGGCTCTGGAAGCGGCAAAAGCGTCAGCGGGAAACTCGCAGGCAAAATCTCAAACGGCAATGGGGATTATGGGATGTGGTATAAAACGGATGCCTTTGGGAACTATACCGACGATCAGAAGGGCAGAGCAACGGAGAATGGGAAAATTTCTTATTCGAAGCTTTCCAATGCAGTCAAAGACGTTACGCGCAGGAAAAATACTCAGTGGGCGATTGACGGAATGACAGAAGAACAGCTCTATCAATATTTGGATGAGCAGTATTACGACCAAAAGATGAATAAGGGCGACGTGCAGTATTACCTCAAGATTTGGGAAGACGCGCAGAAAGAAAAGTCGAACAGCAGAATCAGGGGCTAATGGGGGCATAGAATGAGTGCATATTTCAGCGAAAAGCTGATGCGTCAGATCAGGGCGCACGCAGCGAATACAGATGAAGCAGATGAGTTTGAGAAGAAGAAGCGGCACAGTGATCAGCGCACGCAGCGGGCGTTGCTTGCGTATAGGGAGCGTCAGTCAGAGTTAAATCACGATCAATACGTTGAGCATCAGATGGAGCTCAACCAGACGCAAGGGCCTGGGCCCGGCGTGGAATCCCCGCAGTGGGCTGCAGAGCAAGAAGCGCATCGTATCAAAGCGGCAAAGGCCGCGTATTTTGGGAGCCTTGGGAACAGCAAAGACCCGGTTGACGGTTTCCGCAACTGGTACGGTGCAGCGGCGAGAGAGGCTAGACAAGATCAGGCGTCGCTCCTTGATTATGACGCGCCCGAAGACGGTATGACGCGGGCGAAGTGGGAAGCGGATTACCGGAATAACGTTACGAAAGAACAAGATGATCTTCTGAAGCGGCTTCGAGGTGCGCAGGATGTCCGTGATAATTCTGCGCCTGCGGCGTATGCTGCTTACGCGCAAAGCGATGTGCAGAAGCCCATAGCAGAGTATCGCCAGAAACTGAGGCAGACCGGGCTCACGGATCATCAGATCGATACACTTCTAGACCGTAACGGGAAAAAGCGGACCCAGCAAGAAGAACTTGAGTTTGATTCGGATGTCCTCGGCCAGTACAGCAGGGAACAAAAAAGGTATCTGCTGGACTATATCAACAGCAAAAATGTCGAGGTACGTAACGGCCACGTGGACCCGGAGGCGCAGGAAGAGGCTAAAAGAAACAAGGAAGCGTTCCTTTCTTCCACGGGGCAGAGCGAGGAGGAGTTTAAGAAGACACTCCAATATGCCAAATATATTTATGGCTACAACTGGAACAACCGTGAAATCGAGCGGATGAACCGGCAGGAGAACACCGACAGCAAACTGCACAACGTCGCCTATGGGACAGGAGTTACCGGCGCAAAGGTGATCATGTCTCCGGTTGCCGGTGGGGCAACGTTCGCCGAAGATTTCAACCAGCTTTTTTACGCCGATAAGGATTCGCCGATCAATACGAACAGCGAGGCGTACCGAATATTTAATTTTGGCCGCAACGCGCAGGCCGTAACCGGTGAGAATCTCAGTGACTACTTCGGGAACAAATACGGAGAGAACGCTGGGGACGCGGCGAAGTGGGCTTATAACACGGGTGTTTCCGTTGCAGAATCGATGTATGGCCGCGCGATCGGTTCGGCGTTTGCGGGGGCGGCGGCACAGGCCGGTGCGTCGGCGGGGATGAGTAAGGGTGTAATGAACCTTGCAACGCTTCCGCAGTTCGGTGCATCGGCACGGGCCAGTGCTTTGCAGGATGGACTGGCAAGAGGTCTCAGTGAAAGTAAAGCAAAGGAGTATGCAAACGTCGCGGGTCTTGTGGAAATGGCGACGGAGCTGCTCCCGAATGACAAATGGTACGAGGTTGCCCGTTCCGGCAAACCGTCAACAGCGCTCAGCGCAGTTTCGGATTTCCTTGTGCAAAGCGGTATGGAGGGTGCAGAAGAGGCGGAGGCGGATGTCCTTAACTGGATCGCGGATAAGGCGATCAACGGGGATAATTCGGCGTTCGATCAGAGTGTCGCGGAGTATCGCAAAAAATACGATGAGAAGACGGCGCTCAAAATGGCGACCAACGACTGGCTTAAAGACACCGCGTTGGATGCGCTGGGCGGTGCTGTCGCCGGTGGCTTCGCGGCCGGTCAGGCGCTCGCCTATAACTCCGCGGCGGTTAATCGGGCGGCGCGGGAGCAGTTCGGCAGCGGGGACTATTCCTCTGTGCAGGGGCTTAGCGGCGACCGGAGTGATTATGCAAGCGACAAGGCTTACAACGCGGCGACAGAGGCCCGAGGCCTTGCTGACAGGCTGTCTGCGAGGGCGCTAAGCGGCGAGAAGATCAAGGCTGGGGATAATCGCCAGCTCGTACGCTATCTCGCGGATATCGAGGCGGAGGAGGCCGAGAATTACGCGGGAATGACAAAGGCGCAGAGAGCCGAGGTGCAGAACGAGCAGAACGCATATGCCGCGCGCCGTTTTGAAAATCAGCTTGTCCCGGAGGCATTGCAGACAAAGGCGGAGAACTACTCCGCGGAGCGGGGCTACAAGGATATGCTGGAGGCGGCGAAGACCGGCAGCGCGGAGGGCTTTAGCAATGCGTACCAGAGGTTGAAAAACTCCACCAGTGCGACCGCCCGGAAGAATGCTGATCATTATTTCGATCTGCTTTCTGATATGGCGGCAGCAAACGGTGCGAGCCGTGCGGATATGGAATCGGGGAAAATGTCTCTCTCAGAGGCGTATCTTCGCGGGGCAAGAGGTGAGGAGACGGCGGCTCCGATGCTGTCCTCCCGCAAGGCGGCATACAACGAGGGACGAGTGCAGTTCATCAAGGATAGCGCGAGCCGGAGTGTGTCGGATGCGGGGACGGTGCGTGATGCAGAGGCGCGGGTTCGCGGCGGCGGTGCGGCGAAGATCACCGGCATCTCCTCGGTCAGCCTTGCGGACGGGGTGCACCGTGTGATTAAGCTCGCGACAAGCGACGGCAGGGAGATCGCGTATTCGGATGCGTCCTTTGCGGATGCCGCGGTGCAGAAGCTGTACGGCTATGCCGCGGAGCAGGGAACCGTGGAAACCATGAATGCCTATCTTGACCATTACAAGAGCGGCACGCCGGTCGGACAGTACAACAATGCGTTCTCCCGCTACTATTCACAGGGCGCGGCGGGGACGCGTGATTTTGATACCCTTTATAACGCCGATCAGTACGGCTATAAGGCGTTTATGAATAAGGGCGAGCTGCGGGCCATCTATGAGCTTGGAGCGCAGGAAACAAGCCGGCAGGCGCTTGTTGATGCGGTGCGGCAGGGTAAGAGCATCGCACGGCGCGGCTCCGGTATGGTGACCGACAACCGGAGAAACACAAAGGACAACAGCTACATGCCGCTGGTGAACGGACTTGCCAAGGCGCTCCGGGTGGATGTGGTTCTTTCGGACGATATGAGCTCCGGCATCAACGGGAGCTTTGATCGGGCCATGCAGCGGATCACGCTGAATACCGGCAACACGGAGCATCTGTATAACACGATCTTCCACGAGGGCTTCGGCGAGGTCATGCAGGCGCACAATGCGGCAGGGGCGCAGCGCGTCCGGAATGCGGTGCTTTTGTATATCGCCGATACCTATGGAGCCGATCAGCTCACGGCCATCGGCAAGAAGTATCAGGCGGCATACAACGATGTGGAGGGGACAAAGACCTTTCACGACGCTCTGGGCGAGGCGGTCAATGATTCCATCGCCGGACTGTTCACGTCGAAAGAGGGCATTCATGATCTGAATACGTGGATGCAGAAGAAGTACACGCCGGAGAAGTCGAGGGGGATTCTGGGAGACATTGCGAATTACTTTGGGAATATCGCAAGGTCTATTCGGAATGCCATAAAGAACGGCGAGCTGTCCGGGACATCGCGCAGGACGGCGGAGATGGCGGAGAACCGCGCCCGTGAGATTCGGCAGATGATCCTTGATGAAATGGACACGGCGATCGAGAACGCGAAGAATGCGGAAGTCGGGACGGGGACAATGGCGGATAAGCGGTATTCGCTTATTGTGGATGGCGAAAAAGCTGTTATTGATGTGAGCGGAGATTTTGCAACGGACGAGAACGGCAGAGTGATTCCTGTTATTCTTGGGCGTTCTTTTTCGACGGCAAAAATAAGGTCAGATGCACGTTCGATACAGAAATATGTCAAAGGTGAGTTGCTCAAACTTACTGGAAATTCTTATGTAATTAAAGATAACGGAAACCGTGTGTATATTGATACGGACTTTGCGCGGGAATATACCGGTTCAAATGATACTTACTTGGCGCGACCGTCGGAAAAAGCAGCAAAATTCAATGCGCATACAGGCATTCCCTCGATTATCGAAAATGCACAAATGCGCAGTTGGGAGAGGAACAAAGAAGCTAAACACAGCAAGGATGCAAAGCGCGGATGGAATTATTATGATGTACTGTTCCTGATTGAGGATAACGGTCAGTATGCAGCGTATATGGGTGTATTGAATGATCGGCTTGATGCTGATGGCAAGGAGTATGTTTATGACATCACCAGAATACAGAAAGCTCCGGTTACTCAAGTGACCGATGAAACTGTCCTTGATACTCAACCAGAGCTTTCTAAAAACAACATACACTCTTTCGACGGGAAAAGCAATCCCTCTGCGGGCAATCACCTGCTCAGCACATCCGAAGCGGTTCGGAATGCCGAAGAGGTGATTCAGAGTATTCCCAAGGCCGGCAAGCGGTTCTCTCTTGATGTAGGAGTGCAGCAGAAAGGCAATCTTATTGCGGTGCATAATCTGTCAGAAGAACAGTTCATGTCCGATATCGAGTTAGGCGGGTTTCCGTCTCCCTCTATCGCGATCATCCGAGCGGGAATGGAGCACAGCAAATACGGAGATATTTCCGTTCTGTTCCACAAGGACACGGTCGATCCCGCTAAAAGGAACAACTGCGTATACGGCGGCGACGCATATACGCCTACGTTCCCGACGATTGAATACGAGGTCAAGGATGATGCGCGTTATGAGATTGCAAATAAAATGTCCGCAGACATGTCCGGCATGGTGCCCACATATCTTATACAGGAGGCAAAACGCTTTAACAGCGTGAGAGCCTCCGATATTGCGTCCCAAGGTCTTGATGCGCTTGTGGTAGAGGCCAGAGGAAACTTTGGTATAAAAGCCGCATATCTTGCCGCCAAGGGGATTGAAGTATCGGACAACATCAAGGAAGTATCAAATGAAAAATATTCTGCTGATAACGTCCGCAAGTACGATGCTATGCGTGATGCGCTCAAGGATATCCGTCTCGAAGATGTAAATGCCGATAAGTATCTGACTGTGGGCGAAAAGAAAGCCAAGTACGGCGATGTAATGAAGCGTGCTTATTACGATTATGCGAAAATATTTCCCGAAGCTAAGGCAAAGCGCGTCATGCAGTACGCTGATCGTCCATTCGGATTCTCAAGTATGTTTGACAGTCTTAAAAATGCGCTTGACTACTACGAGAACGGCAACCAAACCCATACGGAAAAAGTAAGGGATCATGCCGCAATCCAAGCGGATATCAACGCTAAGATTGATAATCTTGATGATCTGACCGCATGGCTTAAACAGACATATTCGGCGATGGTAGGCAAGTCCGGGATTCGAACTGACAAAGACCCGTTTGATGCCGCTGGGAATCGCAGGAGCTTTCGAGCGCTTCATCTTCCCGTGACATTGAACAATCTTGTAAAAGTCATGAATGCCGATGCGGCAAAAGGCAATGGAGCTATCGGCGATGCGGTTATTTTCTCTATGGCTACCCGCAACTTTGACAGCATAGAAGATATGCGCAGTCATGAAGAACAGTTAAAGCAGCTCAGTGATGAAGAGTATGCGGATGCGAAGAAAAAAATATCGGATAAGTTCTACAATATCGCAAAGAGGATAAGTAGGGAGGATGATATTTACAGCGCGTCGAAGGGCATCGGCGACGCATACAACAGATATCCGAATGATCCGGAAAAGATTGAAAAATATTTGAAAAACGAGTATGCGACGCACCCGTATGTCGGCGTGGGCAGGGATATTATCCGTCTTGCTAATGAAGTGGCAAATATGCCGACCGGCTATTTTGAGGCAAAGCCGATGCGCAGTGTGATGCTGGATGAGATTGCAAGGGTCATTGCGCCGGACAGCGTGAGTGATTCCTTTAAGGATGCGCTGGATGAGCGTGGCATTCGCTATGAGCTGTACCCCGCAGGGGACGAGGCGGCGAGAGCGGAGGCGGTCAACGAGGTAGAGGATATCCGGTTCTCGGTGAGCGTGGATCCCGTACTTTCAAAAATGTACAAAGAAATAGAAAGCGGAAAGTACAGCGGAAAATCATTCTATGACTTTGATGAGAGTGTTCCTAATGAAATTATTGATTATGTCAATAGAACACTTAGGATTGATATTTCTAAGTATGGGAATGAAATTACTGTTGATGCCATCAGACATATAATCAATGAGCATGGTGCAAATGGCAAAACGGATCATAGCATGAAAAACCCTGATGATCTTGCCAGAATAAAGTATGTTGTAAACAATTTTGATAAGATTTGGGTTCTCGATAGAAAAACATCATTTATATCGAATAGTGATGGAATGCCAGCCTCTATGATTAAACTGCAAAAGAGGATTGGCGATGGATATTTTTACGTTGTAGAAGCAGTGGCCGATAGATCAAGGAAAAAGATAGATATCGTATCTGCTTATATAAACAAAACAGATGCATCTCTACAGGCGAGTCCTGCCGAGGCCGGTTCTCTATACGCCCGAAGCGCTCCTGTTTCCGATGCATCTATAAATACTATAAAAAGTCACACGGAAAATGTCAATATGACCGATCTCCGCCGTTCCCTTTCGTTCTTCGATGAAATCTCTGACGGCGACGGTGCGGAGCTTTCCCGCTACGAGACGATGTTCACCTCGGACGCGGATATGCAGCAGTCGTTCGACACCTCTGTCCCGATTCTCGAGGAGGGGGCCGAGGCGCTGAAGGATATTCCGGTCAGTAAGTCGGCTGCCCGCCGCGCGGCGACGGAGATCATCCGGGAAACCGGGAGCGGGTACCGGGTCAGTGAGCTGTCCGGCAACCTTGAAAAGGTCTTTGCCTACATGAAGCAGGCGAAAAATGTCGATTACGGGGATATGCTGCGGGTTCTCACGGAGGTTGCGCAGCCCGTGATCGACCACACGCAGAGCATGATCGGACAGGAGGAGTATGACGGGTTCCGTGAGGCGCTGGGAAGCTATACAGTGAAGCTGAATGCGGAGCAGCTCCAGAACGTCAGGGCGCAGTATGGCTCGCTCTCGGCGTTCCGGCGTGTGGTGCCGGGGCTTCGGATAGACCAGAAGAACGGGATGCCGCTTGACCGGGCATTCACGGAGCTGGCAGAGCTTTCTTATGGCGTGATGGATGCGGATGTGAATGCGGGCGATCAGCCGGTGGTTCTGGCGGACGCGATGGAGACGCTGCGTCCCCGGGCAGCGAATGATTACGGCGCGGACAACGAGCAGGCGGCGTATGATACGGCGCTGAAAATCGTCGAACGCTATTTTGAGGAGACAGGCCGGGAGACGGCGGACAAAAAGGCAAAGGAACGGCTCTGGAAAGCAAAGGAGAAAATGAAGCAGCGCAGCAGGAAGTATCGCGCCGATCTTCGGGCGAGGTACACGGAGCGCCTTGCCAAGTCCCGCAGGCAGATCGCGGAGAAGTACCAGGGCCGTCTGTCTGATCTCCGGGAACAGAAGAACGGGAAGTACCGGGAGGACATGGCGCGGCTTCGGGCGCAGAACAGGCAGCGGAACCAGCGGGCGGCAGAGAATCGCCGTGTCCGGCATGAGCAGGACATGATTACCAGGCGCTGGGGGGAGCTGTTTGAACGTCTGGATAATCCCACGGACAATAAGCACGTGCCGAAGGGCATCGAGCGGTTTGCCGCTGAGCTTCTGGATTCCATTGATATCAGCCGTCCGTATATCCGGGAGACAAGGGACGGGAGGTTCCGGCTCCGGTATCTTTTCACGAAAGATACGGCGGGGCATCCGGTCTATTCCACGCGCGAGTTTGGGAGCCGCGAGGAGGCTCTTGCCGCGTATCACAGGGCGATGGAGCAGGGGCTCGGCACGCAGGCACAGCGGACAATCGCGGAAAGGATGGCGCGGGTCCGGGCGATGTATGAGCAGGCGCAGAGCGGGAAAGTGGCTCCGGATATGGACGAGAATTTCCTCAATCTTCTGGATGAGGAGCTTCTGGACGATATCGACGCCCTGATGAAAGATAAAACGTCGGTCAGCATCAGTACCTTAAGCTCGGCGGATCTGCATACCGTAAGCCAGATTCTCCGGAACGTCACAAGCGCCATGAACAACTATGGGCGTATGCTGACCGATCATTCCGTACAGTATGAAGACATTGCGGAGCAGTATCACTCATATGTAAAGGTGCATCGTGAGCGCCTGCACCGGAATAAGGCGGGCGTTCTGGAATCCGGGGCGAACTTCCTTGAGCTCACGAACGCCACGCCGGACACCTATTTTCATGCGATGGGCGAGGGCGGAAAGGCGACCTATGACATTCTGCTCCGGGCGCAGTCGCAGAAGATTAAGGATGTTCGTGAAGCGGCAGAGTTCATGTACGGAGACAGGAAGAAGCGGCACGGCGCGTATGTGGACGGCGTGATGGCAGGGGTGCGCTTCTCTGAGCTTGCGAAATGGACAGGGGAAAAGGCAGAGCTGCACCGCTTCAATGGAGGCTATGGGAGCATTCAGCTCACCACGGCGCAGATCATGGGCCTCTATGAGCTCGAGAAGCGCCAGCAGGCCATGCTCCATACGCAGGGCGGCATTGTGGCGGATGATATCCGACGGCGCTTCGGCAAGGTGATTTCGCAGGATGCGCAGTTCTTCACGGCGGAGGAGATATCCTCGATTACGGGGACGCTCACAGCGGAGCAGAAGCGGATTGCGGATGCCATGCAGCAGTTCATGGCAAAGAACGCGGCGGCGTGGGGGAACGAGGCATCGGAGGCCTTGTATGGCTATGACAAGTTCGGAGAGGCGGACTATTACCCGATCAGCGTCGATAAGACGACGGTACGGCTGAGCAACAACAATGCCAATAACCGGGGGCTTATCAATGCAGTCAAGAACATGGGCATGACGAAAAAGACCGTCCCGAACGCGAACAATCCGCTTGTCGTTCGAGATATCTTTGAGGTGTTCTCGCAGCATGTTTCGGACATGGCGACCTACAACGCCTATGCCCCGGCATTGCAGGATGTGCTCGGCGTGTACAACCATAAGACCATCGAGAAAGTAGCGGATGGCGCGTTTCTGCGGCAGGTCACGGTTAAAGGCGATATTGAAAAGATATACGGAAAGAAAGGGACAGAGTATTTCGAGAAGCTGATCGGCGACCTCAATGCCAATGAGCGCTCGGAGCACGAGGAAGCACCGCTCTCCACGCTGACAAGCAAATATAAGGCGGCAGCGATTGCGGGAAATGCCCGGGTGGTCTTTCAGCAGCCTACGGCGTGGTTCCGTGCGGGCGTTGTTGAGGACTATAACAAACTGGCAAAAGGGTTCCTCCCGAACGCGGCGGCTGACCAGATGAGAGAGGAAACCTCTGCGCTTTGCTGGGCGAAATCGAACGGCAACGTCGACGGCGTAATTACGCAGTCCATGAAGCAGCAGATCACCGGTCTGGAATCGACACAGGACAGGGTTGTAAACGCGACAATGTATCTTGCCGGAAAGGCGGATGATATCACGTGGGCGAACCTTTACCGCGGCGAGTACGGCATTGTTGAGGGTGAGTTCAAAAAGGCAGGGAAAGCAACGGTTCAGGGCGGCACGTATACGCAGGAATTTGCGGATGCCGTCAATGCGCGCTTTGAGAACCTTGTAAGTAAGACGCAGGTGATCGATACCACGCTGTTCCGGTCGCAGTTTATGCGTTCGGGCGATCAGATGGATCGGTATTTCTCGGCCTTTATGGCGGAGCCGACCAAGACCTACAACATGCTTTTGCAGAAGTGGATGGATGTGCAGCATGACGGCTTAAGCAAAAAGACGGCGGCGGGTTTTGCCCGGGCGGTCTTTGTCCACACGGTGACGTCTCTCATGACGGCGGGCGCGGCAGCTATACAAGACGCGTTTAGAAACGACGATGATGAGACGAAATGGCTTGATGTATTTTTGCAGTATTGGAGATCAAATTTCCTCGACAATCTGAATCCGCTGACGATGATTCCGCGGATCAAAACGTTCTGGGATATGATCGGCAGCGCGGTGGAGGGCAACAAGTTCCAGAACAGCAACGCGCCGTTTGATATACAGGCGGTGCAGAGGATGCTCTCCTCCATGACACAGATCAAGGAATATGTTGAAAAGACAAGCAGCGGAGAAAGGGCGAAGCTGGAACCGTATGGCGTGCTGTATTCTTCCTCGCAGATCATTTCCCTTGCAACGGGGATCCCGTTTGCCAATGTCACGCGCGAGTTCCGCGCGGTGTACAACGAGATCAACGATCTGTGGGGCGGCCGGAATCTGTTCAAAACGACGTCGGAAGCCAAAAACATGTATAAGCAAATGGTTCTTAACAGCGTGGAAACCGGAGAAGACGTCGAGGAGGCTCTTGACGCCTATATTGAATACGGTGGAAAGACCAGCGGCATCAAGTCAAAGCTGTCCGAGGCATACAAGGATTCCTATGTGCAGGCGGCCATAAACGGCGATACGGAGGCGATGGAAAAAATCCGGGAGGATACGGAGAAGATTTACACCGCGATTGCCGAGGCGGACGACAAGGAGTATGACGCGGAGGAAATGTTCGGCGGTTGGATATCAGATTACATCAGCGATACGTACAAGGATGCCTATATCAAGGCGTTCGAGAGCGGCAGCAAGTCGGAGATGGAAGAAATCAGCCGGAATGTCGAGAGCCTTATGACAAAGATATCGGAGGATAAAGGCAAGACCGCGGAGAGCAAGCTCTCCGGCTGGATAAAAGATTCTCCCAAGGGGGAGGCCGCAAAGAAGGCGGTGTTTGGCGCCGTAACGCAGGGCGGCAGTTATAAGGATTACATTGAAAAGGCGGTGCGGTACGGCTACACGCACAAGGGCCTGCAGCAGTCGCTCACGGAGGAGTATAAGGCGACGTACATCAATCTTCTCCGGACAAACCGGAGTGAGGCGATGAAGATGGAGAACCGGCTTGCGGAAATGTACGCGTATCTGAGTGACAGGCAGGGGACGAACAAGAAAATGACACATGCGGAAAAGGTGCGTCATTACCGCAACGTAATTCGTGACTGGGCGAAGTGATGCAGGGGGGTGACCTATGAAGTCGCCCCTTTTTCTTTTATCGTGTAAGCGGATGCCGCAAAGAGTGCGGCAAGGGGGAAAGTATGAATATTTCTTATCAGTTCATTGTCGATCTGGCGAGGCCGCAGAAGAATAATACGCTCCTTATCATGCAGAACGACAGCAACACGCGGGAGCTGCGCTTTTTGCTGTACAGCGACGGGGACAAGGTGGATTTGTCGGAGGCGACGGCAGCGATCCTTACCGCTGTTACGCCGGAGAGTCATACGGTGGTCGGAGACTGCACCATTGTAAAGGATGAGGATGGGAAGAATACGAATGAGATTCGTTACCTGATTCCCTCTGCGATTTCCGAGACGGCAGGGAAGACGACCGCCGTTGTCACAATCATGGGGGACGGCCAGCAGATCAGTACGTTTGAGTTTTACATCAATACCAGAAACGAGCTTTACAACATGGACAGTAACCAGAGCGATGATGATTTGTCCGGGTTCCGCGATCTGCTGAACCGATCTCTTGCGGCGGTGCGGAAGATCGAGGAAATGACAGAGCAGTCCGCGCTCCCGAACCCCTATCCCATTCGCATCATGATCGGCTCAAAGCGGTATTCCTATAATGGCTCGGAGACAGTAGAGGTAACGCTGGGCGATATCGAGAATGAGATTGCGCGGGTCAGACAATCTTTTCAGGATGGATGTAGCGCGTTAGTGGAGCACGCTGCATCCTATGGCGTTACTCCCTCCACAAATGGCGTGGCGGATATCAATGCGGCATGGGATGCCATTGTGAAAAATACAAAGGTGGGGACGGCAACCGCTGCGGATGTTCTCACAGGGAAAACATTCACGAATGAGACGGAGAGTGGGCTCATCGGAGCCATGCGGGATTATGGCGCGGTAACGCTGACGCCGACCGGGAACAATACGGCGGAGAGCGGCGAGGGGCACTATACAAAGGTTGTGGCAGATGGCACGGCGGCCTACGCCGCGGGCTATGCCTCCAAGGTGCTCCATGTGGTAAAGCTCGGCGAATGTCGGGCAAATCCGCTTCCCGGCGGAGCCGGTAGCTGGTCGGGGAATAAGACCTATACCTTTGATGTTTCCGAGTACATGCAGCACGGGATTACCGCGGATAATATCGTTCTTCGCAATGTCGGTATGAGTTGGAGCAGCTATTCGGACTACGAGAAGTACAGTGCGCATGGCAGCGCTGCGCCGTCCGTGTCCTTGTCGGGGAATACGCTTACGGTGTCATGCCCGTATGCCGCGAGTCGGAGCCTTTGGTATCCGGGGCAGTCGAATGAGGGATGGCGGAGATATGAGTGGTACACCTGCTGCGACGCCTATCTTGTCTATTACGCATAGGAGGGTGACACGATGTCTTTGCTGGAGATGATTCAGTTTTTTGAGGTGCGGCGCTTTGATGATCTGCTGGGGATGGGAGGTGTCGCGGCGATCCTTATTTTATCGATGATACAGGTATCAAAGCTCCCGATGAATCCGTGGTCGTGGCTGGCAAAGCACATCGGGCGGGCGATCAACGGCGAGGTGATTCGCAAGGTGGATGTCATTGAAACAAAGGTCGCAGACCTTAAACAGGACATTGACGCGGAGCGAGACAGCCGCATTGCGGACATGGAATTAGAGCGCGCGGAGCGGGCGAGGACAAGAATTCTGCGATTCAATGATGAGATCGTCAACGGGACGCCGCATACGCGGGAATATTTTAACGATGTTCTTCGCGATATTGATACATATGAGCTTTACTGCGAGAATCATCGGAGCTACAAGAACTCCCGCGCCGTGGAGGCCGTGACAAATATCCGCAGAGTGTTCCGGAGACGTGAGGAAAAGAACGATTTTCTTGTCGGGAAAAAGGCGGTGGGGGAATGAAGCGTCATGCGATGGATATCTATGTGATCTTCTGCCTTACGGTGCTTCTGGCATACACCGTCGCGGCACTGGTGATCTTCTGCCAGACCGGCGGAGCAGAGACGGCCACGCTGACGACTTGCGTGTTCGGGAGTTTCGGCGGGGAGATTCTTGCGTGCTGTCTTATCAAGATATTCAAGTTGAAACGGGAGAGAGAACCGACGGTAAGCCCGGAGGACGGTATTGACATAATTGATTTGGATGAGGAGGTAAAGGGATGAATGAAATTCTTTTTGAGGCGTTGAAGCTGGTCATGATGGTCTGCGGGCTGGTGATCGTGCGGTATCTGATCCCGTGGATGAAGTCCCGGATCGGCGCGGAGAATCTGACGCAGGCAGGGGCTTATGTCCGGATGGCGGTGTATGCGATTCAGCAGACGATGTGGAGCGACAGCGGGGAAAAGAGAAAAGACGCCGTTATTCAGCTGGTATCCAAGTGGTGCGCCGAGCATAGAATTACTATTACGATGGAACAGATCGATACACTGATCGAGGCGGCGGTAAAGCAGATGAAGATGGAAGAGGGTCGTGCCGATGAACATAAGTGATGCAGGTCTTGCGCTCATCAAGCGCTTTGAGGGGTGCCGCCTGCGTGCTTATAAGGCGGTGCCGGCGGAAAAATATTACACCATCGGCTACGGGCATTACGGGCCGGATGTGTCTGCCGGAATGGTCATAACGCAGGCGCAGGCGGATGCGTATCTCCGGCAGGATATTGCACGGTTTGAGGCCGCCGTAGGTGCACTGGAGAGAACATGGACACAGGGGCAGAATGACGCCCTCGTGAGTTTTGCATACAACTGCGGGGCAGGGAGCCTTAAAGCGCTTTGCAACGGGCGGGACGCGGCGACAATCGCGTCGAAAATGCTCCTCTATAACAAGGCCGGCGGAAAGGTGCTTGCCGGGCTTGTGCGGCGCAGAAAGGCAGAGCAGGAGCTTTTCCTCGGGGGCGGGCTGCCTACCGCAGAACCGGCGGCGTCTCCATTGGGAAGAAAGACCGTGAATGTGAAGACGGTGCTGAATGTTCGGAGCGGGCCGGGAGCGAACAATGCGGTAATCGGTTCTCTTCCGCCCGGAGCTTCCGTGAATGTGAACCGCACGGAGAACGGATTCTCTCATTTTGAGGGGTGGGTGGCGAGCGAATACCTCAAATAGAAATCATTTCACAGTCTTGCGACACGAAATGCAACACGAATCTGAAAAAAGCGCATAGAATCGCTGGATTTATGGAGCATAGACGGGTTCGAGTCCCACTATCCGCAGTCGCTTATATAATGGCGGTCTTTCGGAATTCTCCTGAGCGGCTGCCTTTTTGTTTTCTGATTCTCTGCTGGTGTATATGGAGCGGCATCCTATGACCGAATGAAAGAGAAGATTGATGGACTGACCGGGCGCTTTGCTGCAATCCTCGTTATTGTCATAAGCCACTTTAACTTTTTCAGTGGGATTCGCGGTGGTGAAATCTATATGCAGTATCTTAACAATGCGGTGCCGGGAGTGGATTATTTCTTTATTCTCTCCGGCTTTGGGATGATGCGGAGCTATCTGCGGGATGGCAGACGTGTAGAAATGGCACGCAAAATTGGGGGGGGGGAGTACAGTACGCTACACGCTTGAGCATGGTGAAACGCTTGCCGGCGCGGCGGTTCATATGCTGCTATGGGCAGTCAGTGCGGTGTCGATGCTGCAGTTCGTGACGGCCGTGTCTGAATTTTCTACTTCTTTTAATTCCGTCGCGTGGTTTCTTTCGTCTCTGTTCGTCATTTATATGTTCAGTCCGTTTCTGCTTCGCCTCTTGAAAAGAATGCTTTCGACGAAAAGAAGAATCATGGCGGCGCTGTTTGCTCTGCCTGTCGCAGCATCTGGCTCCGGATGGCTCTTTCACCGGATTGAGATGCGAACATTTTTTGATGAACTCAGTTATGTTTCTCCGTACTGGCGGGTTTTCTACGTTGTTTTCGGTATGGTTCTCGCACTGCTGGCTGCAGAGGACAGGGGCTTTCGCATGGGAGCTGTGGCTTTTTCAGAGGAAAAGCATCGTTCGGCTCGGGGAACTGTCCATGTATGTATTCCTGATCCATTATCCGATCGTTCTGTATCTGACGTGGTATCGGGGAATGGCGGGGCTCTGCGGGGCGCTGTCTGCGGCCGCATTGATTCTCGGCGTTACGTATGCAGTATCGTATGGATTGTGGAAAGTGAGGAGATGAAAGCCGGCATTTCATGGCCGGTACAAGATCAGCATTTCCGCTTAAAAGAATACGTGTATACAAGTATCTCAAGACACCCGAACACTTCATCTGCTTTCAAAAATTTTGAAATCATCATAGAAATGGCTTGTATACGGCATTTCATGGTGATATTATTTTTTCCGTAGATGAAAGTGCCCATGTGTCGCGTTACTGTGTGAAAGCGAAGAGGCGGAGAAATGTGTCGATATAGCATACCGGTATACAATCTCAGCCGAAATCAAAGGAGGTAGCAGATGTCTTATGTAGATGAAGTGCTGGAGAGAGTCATTGCGCAGAATCCCGCGCAGCCCGAGTTTCATCAGGCGGCCAAGGAGGTTCTGGAGTCCCTGCGTCCCGTCATCGAGGCAAATGAGGCGGAATACAGGAGAGATGCGCTTCTGGAGCGTCTGACGACGCCGGAGCGGCAGCTTCTGTTCCGGGTGCCATGGGTGGACGACAAGGGACAGGTGCATGTGAACAACGGCTACCGCGTGCAGTTCAACAGCGCAATCGGCCCCTACAAGGGCGGGCTTCGCTTCCATCCCTCCGTCAATCTGTCCATTATCAAATTCCTCGGCTTCGAGCAGGTCTTCAAGAACAGTCTGACCGGTCTTCCGATCGGTGGAGGCAAGGGCGGCGCGGATTTTGATCCCAAGGGCAGGAGCGACCGCGAGGTGATGGCGTTCTGCCAGAGCTTCATGCAGGAGCTGTACCGCCATATCGGCGCCGATACCGACGTCCCGGCGGGCGATATCGGAGTCGGCGGACGTGAGATCGGTTATCTTTACGGGACGTACAAGCGGATCACGGGACTTTATGAGGGCGTTCTGACCGGCAAGGGGCTGACCTACGGCGGATCGCTTGCCAGAACGCAGGCTACGGGCTATGGTCTGGTCTATTTTGCAGAAGAGATGCTGCGGGCGAACGGAACCTCTCTGAAAGACAAAACCGTTGCGGTGTCCGGTGCCGGCAACGTCGCAATCTATGCGATTGAAAAGGCGCAGCAGCTCGGTGCGAAGCCGGTGACCTGCACGGATTCAAACGGCTGGATCTACGATCCGGACGGAATCGATGTTGCGCTTCTGAAAGAGGTCAAGGAGGTGAAGAGAGCCCGCCTTACCGAGTATGCGGCGCAGAAGCCGGGCGCGGTCTATCACGAGGGCAAGGGCGTCTGGACGACAAAGTGCGATGTGGCGATGCCCTGCGCGACACAGAATGAGCTGAATCTTGATGACGCGAAAGCGCTTAAGGCAAACGGCTGCATGGCGGTTTGCGAGGGGGCCAATATGCCCACGACGCTCGAGGCGACGCAGTACATTCAGGCAAACGGCATGCTGTTCTCTCCCGGCAAGGCGTCGAACGCGGGCGGCGTCGCGACCTCCGCGCTGGAAATGAGCCAGAATTCCGAACGGCTGAGCTGGACCTTTGAGGAGGTCGATGTAAAGCTCCAGAGCATTATGGCCAATATTTTCCGCAGTGCGGACGCGGCGGCAAAGAAGTACGGCATGGACGGCAATTATGTGGCGGGCGCGAACATCGCCGGCTTCCTGAAAGTAGCGGAGGCTATGAAAGCTCAGGGGATCGTGTAA